TTAGGCAGAATCAAACTCCCTTTGCTAAAGCCGTTCTTTCTGGTGTAGCTAACATTCTCCTCTGCCCCCAGCATCTTCTTTCTATATTCTTCTGGCAGAGCATCATAGATGGCACTCTGCTGTTGGCGGATGGATACGTCGGCGTTCTGGCTAAAGCACATGATGACGCTGCCGTGGTTCTCAATCGCCGCCTGCACCACAGCCCTAGCCGCATAACTTGTTTTACCAGAACGATTACCACCACTAATCAATATCTCTGTAAACTTGGCAAGCTGCTGGTCGGCCTGTTTCCAATGGGGCAGGACAAAGCCATACCGATAGCTGTCCCGCTCGCTGTTAGCAATGGACGAATGATATATCTCCCACAGATCCAGCAACTTGCTAGGCTCCATCTGCGCCATCTCATCAGGCGTCGGCGGACAAAGCACTGGGTGTGATTTCCACTTCATGCGGCGTTATCTGGCGGCACTACAAAGCTCTCTACAGGAATAGCATCCTTAACCAAAGAAGCCTTGGCAGCATTGATGGCGGCAACAGCATCCTCTAAGGAAGGCTTCCCAGACCTATGCTCAATCACCACCTTGGCCTCGCCCAAGCTCTGTAACGCTTTATCCATTGCAATACCATAGGGCAACACAAGATCGCGGATGTTTACCCGCCTAAGCGCGGCATCATCATTAGCTAACATATCCGCCTTCTTGCCCACCAATAGCCTTAGCTTCTCTGCCATCTCAAAGCCATCTGCCGCAAGCTGCTGCCGCCGCACATCCATAGCCACCTCATTTCGCGCCTTCAGAGAACTAATGGCATTAAACGATAGGCCCGTCTCCTCCCGTATCTCATTGAACGTCCATCCCTGACACAGCCTCTCTAACGCCAGCACAGCTTCTTTAGGACGCTTGGCCTCAGTCAACGTACCGTCTACCCCATTAGCCGCCACACTTGCCGCTATCACAGGTAGTACATATCCATCAGCCATTGCTAACACCTTACCTTGCACCAACATCTATGTCAATCATTTTTTTCGCCGCACCCATACCACCTATAAGGAGTACCTTGTCTTTATACCCTAGGGGTAGTACTATAGTATCAATCTCCTAACGCCACGAAGTTGACAGCAGGCAGGCCAACATCTGCAATTTTTTTAATCTGGCTTCTAACCATATCTATACGCACGCTACATATTAATGGTAGACCCCCTCCCCCCCTATGTTTGCAGATAGTTAATGTGGTAATTGCCAGCTACTTAGGAGATATTGCTTGTATTGCTGGGGGCGTGCGTGAGATATTAGGTATGAGAGGAAAGGGTTGCACTGCCTGGTATTGTGCCTTGGTCGAACCCTCCTACTTGTCTTGGTGGGGCTTTCTGTTCCCTTCCTCCTGTATCTTGTGTCATTGGTATGTGTGCCGCAGGAGATTTGTGGGCAGGAGTTTGTGGCTGTTGGCTGCCAGCCCCTTGAGGGGCGGCTCTGCAGTTGGGGGTGGGTCTTATTGGGATTGCGCGGCGTAGCCGCTCTACTTTTGTCTTGGTGCATTTTTTAGCCCCGATAGGGGCGGCAAGCTGGAACAGCTTGTTTCCAAGCAGCTAGCAAGCTGCTTGGAAAAAATTTTGGTATAAAAAAAGGGCTAGCGGGTGTAAGCCGCTAGCCCTTGTATTGCTTAATCTTCTCTACTGCAAATGATAAGGAAGAAACAGATTAGTGCAAATATGATGCCTGAGATGAAGTTAATCCAATCAAGCTTCATCTTGCCTCCAGTTTGTTGAACGGTTGTATAGTTGGCCGTAGGCCGATTCTGCCATCAGTTCCGACTGTTGACCCATGCTGCGCTCTACTTGTGCCATGGAGTAGGTCGTGACGACTTTGCGCTTGGGGGTGAATTTCTCGGTGCCGATGTATACGTTGTTTTGGAATGTCATGCATACGTTGTCTTTGATCTTGCCTCGGATGGTGGCTCCCGTGATTTCTACTAGGTTTTGCGTTGTTGCAAAGACTTCTCCGAATCCTGTGATTCCGCCGAATAACGGTGCGCGATCGTCTCTTGCAATTGTGAGCAAACCTTTGCCTTTTGGGTATAGGATGCCGAAGGCATAATAGCCCGTGATTTCTGCTGCGACTTCTTGCATCCCTGCGGCTTGGTAGGCTTGGAGGATTAGTTCGGAGTCGCACGTCGAGTGCAAGTTTTTGTATTTTGTGGAATCAACAACCCCGTTGTGGATGATGATGGCTTGTCCGACTTTGATCGGGTGCGTGTTCTCGATGTCCACGTTGCACGTTGCGGTGCGTCCGTGGATAAGGAGTGGGCCGCCGTTGCTTGGCGAGAAATGCCCTTGTGCAAATCCCTCGTAGTAGCTTGGCAGATTTTTTACGCTTTGGTGCGACGATGACTTGATGGTCATGATCTTGCCTTTGGGCGATAGCCATGCGGCTCCGAAGCCGTCATGTTCCGTTTTAGCCATTTCAGTCCATATCCGATGGACGAGGGCTGGCATTGTCTTTGGGTCGTGACCTGTGAGTATAGTTAGTTTGCACATATATTTATTCCTGTTCTGGGCTGAGGTTCTGTTCGTATTGAGTTGGGTTGATCTGCTGATGCCGCATTTTCCAATATGCGAGATCATGGGTAGCGAGTGGCAACTGTTCGAGTGTGCCTATGCATCCCGCTGCCTTTGGCTTCTTCCGAATGACTCGGAGCAATTCCAGCAGTCGAATCCATGCAAGGATTTTGGTGTAATCCAGCGTGGCTGAGTGCAGGCGTATTTCTAGGGTGCGGTGTGCGCTGAATGAGCATACATTTACTGCTCGGTATCTTTGCGAGGATGATATGCCGAATTGGCAGTATTGATTGTCTCTGCGGCTTAGTGGTACGATTTCTGCCATGGCTTTGAGCCATGCGTCCATTATCCTAGCTTGCACGATCATTTCTTTTTCCGTGTATTTACGGTAGTCGATATGCACATGGAGGCCGCAGCTTCGGTTGGTTTGGAGTCCGAGGTTCCTGAGTGTTTTGCACAGGCGGAATAGCCGTGGCTCTAATTCCGAACGTGGGAATAGTGCCACGATTTCGTGGTCTTGTCCTTCGTTTGGTCTGATTGAGCCGTCTGATTTTGCTCTTGCCCAGTAGGGTAGTTTTGCGCTGAGTTCTTTACGGTTGATTAGTCCGTATGTTTCTAGTTCTACTCCTACGGCTGTGTCGAAGCGGAATAGTCCAGTTTTGGTTGGGGATAGTTCTGTTGTTTTAGCGTGGTGGATATAGTTGATCATTCCTTCTCCACGCGATGCATGGGTGCAGTTGCCTCTGAATCTGTCGGCTAAGTCACGGCATAGTATTGTGTATACTTTTCGTATTAATCTATCTTTGCGTGAGTGTCCGTATGCATAGGGCCAGTACCCGCTTTCACTATTACCTCTGGCTCTAGCTATTTCTAGTCCTAAAAGTGAATTTAGGAGTTCGAATCCGAACATGGTGCTGGGTAGTCCGTTGTTGTTCATTTCGTCTAACGGTACACGGGCTTTGCAACCCATGACGAATTTATATGTGTATTTGTTTTTCATGCTATCTGTATCTGTATTGGTTTGTGTATTGAAACGAGCGTTATGCTCGTTTCTCCAAGCAGCTTACAAGCTGCTTGGAAAATTTATTTGCGTTTTGCAGCATTATGTTAAGCAGTTCGCATAATTTGTGGTCTATTTCATATGGTGTATATGCTCTTTCCCATTCTTGTGTTAGTTCGTTATAGATTGTTCCGTCTTCATAATGCACTTCTTCTTGGTCTATGTCGTGTGACCATTGTTTGGTTGTGCTGTTGTATGAGATTATGAAAGTATGTGTTTTCATGTGTATATAATGTTAATAGCGTTCGTCGTTAGCGTCTTCTAGTTGACCTACGCGGCAGCCTTCGCGTCCGTGTAAGGGGTCGTAATTTTCAAGTGCATCCCAAATCTGTCTTAGTTTGCTTTTGATTACTGATATATCGTATGCGTCTTGCGTGTCTTTGAGTTCCCAAAGTAATTGACGCTCAAGTCTTTCAAGTATTTGCCAGCTGCAGCACTCTAACCAATCGTAATATTTGTCATCTCTGGCTTGGCGTTGTGTTGCATAGGATTGGATGATTGTGAATTTTTCTGAGATTGCTGATTGTTCTTCTTTTTGTTTTATAAGAAGGGAGGCTTGCACCTCCCAAGGGCTGGACTGTGACTTGTTGTGGTTGTTTTTCATCGGAGCTTCATAAAGCACGACTGTCACAAGGCTGACGCGCAGCGTCTGCGCTTGGGAAGGGCGAAGCCCTTGACGGTTGTGCTATGTTGCGTAGATGAAAAACGGCCACGACATGACACAGCCAACCGCTGGAGAGGGGCAAGCCTTTCTTCTTATTAGCCCTTTAGGGCTAAGGTGATTAATTGGCGAGCGAAAGCGAGATGGGGCGTTGCGGGGTTTCCCCGCTAGAATGGGGGAGACCAAGACGCTTGGGGCTTGGTCGGGGGAAAGGCTTTTCCCCCTATAATGATATGTAGTTATTGAGTAATTAAGGAATATATGGGAGGATGGGGGATTGATAAAAAAACACCCGGAAGGCAATAGCCTGGTGTAGCACGATGTAATTTGTATTGTTTTGGTTTGGCCCGTGTATGAGATCGGGTTTGGGTGTGGTCGGGGTTACGGGCGGGAGCGGAAGAACCCCAAGCCAGCGGCAGCAAAACCCCAAGCCAGCTACAAAATAATTGAAAATAATCCTTGCAAAATTAATTCCTGCCCACAAATTCATGGAATATGAAAACTCTATATAATATATCGTTAGCCGTGGCCGCTTTTGTGTGGCTTGTCTTGTGTGTAATCCTAGTGCCAAGGGCTTTTCGCGGAGGAGATGATGAGTAAGATCAAGTGTGGCCCTACGATTGGCCCCAATGGGCATAGGAAGCCCCTTAACACGCGCCCCTATGTTGACGGCGCGGTGTTTCGTATCCTGCAAATATGGGGGAATATGTATAAACTGCCACATGGAAGAATTATAGATGCCGCCGTCATGTACGCCAGCAAGCAACCAGACTTTAAGCTCCCGTTAAAGGGGGCCAGAAATAAACCCAAAGATAAGGAATAAAATGAACCTAGATGATATGATTGAAGACTACCTGTCCAAAGCCGCTGGCACAAAGACAGGTTTGCTTAATGCCAACCGCGTAGTGGCGTGGGGTATTAAGAACGGGCTTGTAAAACAAGCACTCCCGTCCAAGGGGACGGACTACAATTGGCAGCTCTCACGCCGCATCAAGCGGGATGAGGCTGATAAACTGCGCTCCAAGAAACGGCTGCAAGACCTACTCGCACGATGCACAAGTTAATTCACCTAAAAAACGGGGGAGCTGTTATCGACATTTCCCCTCTGACAGACATAGATATTGCCGTGATCTTTCATGGCCGAGAAATGCTTGTCCTTGAAAATATGCTTGACGGAACTTTTGACCGCCAGTACAATCCAAACTGTAAGCTGAAAGCAGTAAGTGGGAAAAATAAAACAAGCGGCAATAAACAAAAACCTTTGCTGCTTAAGGCAAGAACCGTTACCACCAAATGAAAATAGAATATATTATCCAAGAGGCTTCTAAATGTCCGCACGGAATCAACTATTATGATTCTTTAGAGTTAGGTGTTTTCAAAAGACTTGACCATGCACTAAAGGTGCTGGTGAAAATGGAGAAATCTACGAGTAGTTTTAAGTATCGCTTAATTAAACGAGTTGAAACAATCGAAAAGGAAAATGTTTTATGAATGTAAATATGGATAACACAAGATGGCTGGGGATTGGGGATACGGTACGGGCAAACGATTTTATTGCCATTCAAGACGACGAAAACCAATATGATTTTATAACTGTTGGCGGCGAGTACGATGGTCACATTTTGGACGGCACGGAGGAATATGAGTTCCGCAGGCTTAACGTCGAAGACCCCGTAGACCTGTTGTGCATTGAATACGACATTCAAACGGACATGGGCCGAGCAGCATTGGTTATTTCTATTGAAAACGTAGCGGTGCTTGACAGAAAACAACGCGACTACGGCTCGCGCAACATCTCTGAATTTGGAGAGATGGGGATTCTGATGCGCGTCTGGGACAAGATTTGCCGTCTGAAAAACCTAATGGGAAAAGAAAATCCCAAAAATGAATCTATAGATGATTCGTGGCTTGACATGGCTAACTACGCTATCATTGCTATTCTTGTTCGTCGTGGAATCTGGAAATAACTCCAGCCACAATTAACGTCCGTCAAAAACATAACATGAGTCTAGAAAATGCTATTAACACTCCCGCTGGGGAGTATGTTCGTGGGGGCTTTGCCGCCACAATTCAGATGCCGCAAACACGCGCTATGAAATCAGGGAAGTCATTCTACGTCTGTAAAGCCGCCGATGGTGCTTTCCGAGCAGACCTGAGTAGTTTTACTCAGGACTTTGAGAAGTACAACGGTCAGCGCGTTCACTTCTCTGGTATGGGATTGAAACGCGGTGATGATTATATGGGTACGGCCAAGATCACCATTGGTGACAAGGCTGTCTGGAAAAGCCTAGGTGCTGGTGATGAGGCCGCCGAGTCTCACTCGGTGACTACACAGGCGTTCCCTACCGTTACGGTTAGCAAGCAAGCTGCTTATCTGAACAGTCCCGTGCGCGTTGAGGGTGCTGCCGTGGGTAATGCGCTCACGAACGCAACGAGCCTTGCCATCGCTGGCAAGATTCAATCGGAAGCCCTTGAGACTTTCCTGTTCCACACTGCTAGTAAGTATCTTCGCACAGCTAATAAGCTGTTGTCAGGTGAATTGTCTGCTTCTAACATTCTAGAAGCCAAAGAAGTTGGCACAGACGAAGTGCCGTTCTAATATCAAGCAGGGATGGGTAATCCCCATTCCTGCTTCCTTTTCTAAATATATATAAACATGAGTATTGAATCTGGACATTGGTACACCGTTGACGGCCAAGCCGCTCACACGCAACCCACGAAAACGAAGGGCGCAAAACCGACGCGCCCCACCACAATAGCGGATGCTAAACGACTGGGTTTGCTGCCGAGTGTATCGGCTTACACAAGGATGCTGGCCGCGCCCTACCTAGAACGCTACAAGATGTTAGAGGTAGCTAAGGCTTGCTATAATTGTCCCCCTGCTGGTGGGGAGAGCTACGACGATTATGCACGCCACATCTTAGAGAAAAGCGGCAAGGATGGCTCTGGTGCGGCAGAGATGGGGACACAAGTCCATGCTGCGTTAGACTTGTATTTTACCGACCCAATACGATACAATTCCTATCCCCTTATTTTCCTTCAAGATGGTAGTGTAGTGCCAGCCGATTCTTTTGTGCTGCCTGCGGTAGCTAAGATTAAAAGCATGGGATTAAAAGTGGAAACGACTGAGAGCATCTTGGTAAATGCGGCCTACGGCTATGCTGGCACGACTGACATGATATTTACGCATAAAAATTTATGCGGCATCTTGGACTTCAAAACCAAACGCACGCACGAAGGTGAGCCTGTTATTTCTGGAGACACTCACGCAATGCAGATTGCCGCCTATCACGCCGCTTATTGGGGTGCAGATGACGGTGAGCCTATCGGGGTGAACGCCGTTGGCTACAATGTTTATATCAGCACCACAGAGATTGGGCGTGTGGATGTGGTGGAATATTCACGGGACGAGCTTCTGGACGGTTGGCAGGCTTTCAAGAGTTGCTGCACCCTGTACCGCTACATAAAGAAATTCGACCCACGCAAGAAATGAACTACGAACAAACATTTATTGGGTCATGTCTACAGGACGGGGCATACGTTGATTTAGCCATCCAAGATGGCCTTGTGCCAGCCTGTTTCACCACGGATGATCGTAGAGACATCTGGGGGGCATTGTTAGGCAATCGCACGGAGGGGCGGCAGACAGATACCACGGGTATCTTTATGCAGATGGGTACGAAATGCCCTAGCGAAGAACTGTTTGCCTGCGAAGCCGCCGCCCCCACCACGGCCTATGCCAAGCAATGCCTTAACAAGATCATTGAAGCATACGGAATCAGCCTTATAAAGCCTGCCCTAAAGGGCGTGTTGGAGAAGATAGACAAAGGATTGGAGTACGACACGATCAAATCGTCTGTAGATGCCCTAGAATCAATTCTGCGGCCATCCGTCAGCCAAGACGTATCTACCCCTCAAGTTATTGACGAGGCATCCCTATGGGCTACACAACAATGCTCTGGCGAAGTTCCAGTGGAAACTGTTGTAACTCTGGGGCTTAGGGCGTTTGACGCTCTAGCCACCCCCATCCAAGAGCATGAGTATGTTGTTGTAGGTGCGCGAACCAGCACGGGCAAGTCTAGCTTTATGGCTCAAGTGGCAGGCCACAACCTACGTCGCGGCCTCAAGGTGGCTTATTTTACCCTAGAAACCAGTGCCAAAAGCCTTGTCTTGCAGATCGCGGCACAACGCGCTGGGGTAAACCTTCGGAACCTACGAGATGAGTTCCCGCCACAGCAGAACAAATTTCAACAAGAGCTTGCAACATTGAGAACGCAACCGCTGTTGGTGTTTGACCGTGATCTAACCTTGGAGCGGATTGAGGCACGCTGCCGTTTGCTGGCTACATCGTTCAAACCCAATCTGGTTATCATCGACTATCTTGGTTTGATTAAGGTGAGAGCCGATGGTGCGTATGAGCGCATGAGTTCGCTTTCCAAGGCGATGATTCCCCTCAAGAAAAGTCTGGGGTGTGCGCTCATGGTGGCAGCGCAGCTCAATCGAGGCAACGAACGTGAGGACAGGCCGCCCAACAGAACAGACTTTCGCGACACGGGTTCTATTGAGGAAGATGCCCACAGGGTTCTTGCTATTCATCGACCAAGCAAAGATGATAGCGGGGAGCTTCAAGGGCTAGATCGCTCCCAATTCCAAACAGAACTTTATCAACTCAAACTCCGTGACGGCCCATTGGCGCAATCACGTTGCCAATTCCAAGCAAAATATACACGCTTTGTAGAATAATACTCTTGCCTTTGTAGCTCAGTTGGTAGAGCATCTGTTTTGTAAACAGGCGGTCACTGGTTCAAATCCAGTCAAAGGCTCCAATTTATGCAAAAAAAAATAGATTACGAAAAATACTACGGTCAGCTCAGTGGGCTTATTCTCACTTTAAGCTGGCACAATAATGATGTTCCCCAATACGTTAAAGACGTTATTGCTGCACATAAAATAATCAGAGACGAAGTTTTAACCAAACAGAAAGATTTATGTATTACACAGAACTAAGAATTCAGAACGAACAATATCAGAGCCGTGTTGACGCAGCATGGGAAAATCGCGTGCGTGCAGAAACAAGGGCTAGGTTCACAGATTTATCGCTCCACTCAAACCCAATCCAACAATCGTTGGATGCTCGGAATCTTGTGGGGAAAGTGCAGGGCGATTCTATTTCACAGGAGGCCAGCAAATGAGTACTGCCGATGATTTTACTGTGTTCCGTAGGGTTGCTGGAGATAAAATTGCGGAACTTACTGAACGCGCCGAGAAAGCGGAGCGCGAACTTGCCGCTGCTAAAAAGAAGATTCTCTATCTATACACGGAGGTTGATAATCTTATAGAAGACAATGAATCTTTGTGGTAAATAAATAATAAAAATATGATAATTACACTTAATGAAGCAGAGCAGCGTCTGGCTAAGTTTATCGCTATTGGACGAACCAATGCGGCTAGGAGTAATCACATCACGGATTGCAAAATGGGAAGTCAATCAAACGAACAGACAGATTTAGAGGGAATTGCGGCAGAGATAGCATTTTGCAAGATGCACAATGTTTATCCAGACCTCAATATTAATGCTCGTCCTGCCGCTGATTGCGTGCTGCCTAATGGTCTTTCTGTGGACGTTAAAGCAACACGCTATGACACTGGCAGACTCTTGGCTGTTCGCTGGAAAAAACCTAATGTTGATATGTTTGCGCTAATGGTTGGAGAATTTCCAAGCTATCGTTATGCAGGAGCAATGGCTGCGGTTGAGTTGTTAAGAGATGAAAGGTTGCGCGATTTTGGACATGGTTTGGGGTATGCGGCAGATCAATCTGAATTACAAAACGATTTCTATATTCATGAAACGAACACCACTCAGACGAGTTTCTAAGAAAAGACAAAATGCACTCACCATTTATCGGAGGATTAAGAAAGAGTATATTCTTGAACATAACACTTGCGAAGTGCGTGGATGCTCTCATCCTGCTGTTGATATTCACCATCGTCTTTCCCTTGGTCGTGGTGGTAGTTTTCTTGAGCCAAGCAATTTTATGGCTATATGCCGTTTACACCACATCCAGATACATAACAATCCGCGTTGGGCGGAAGCTGAACATTATCTATTAAAATAATCCTATGACAAACAACACAGACATCACCACAATCGTAAATTCATACGTTGATATGCTCAAAGACGGGCAAATTGACTTGCAAGACGCTTATGAGAACGGCGACCATAAAACGTATTTCTCTGCTATCGAGCGTCACCTAAAGCTCACGGAGGCTATTGATGCAGGGCTTAGGGCTGCACAGAAGATCAAGGCTCTAGGCGAATGAGCGTTGAGTTTACAGGCGACAAAGGCCGCTACCATGTTGATAGCACTGATAGCACCGAGAAATATCTGGTAGATATTCTGGAGCTTCGGGGCAAAGATATGCGTTGCAACGGTCAATGTTCTTGCACGGATTTTAGGACACGCTGCCACCCAGAGTGGACTAAGAACGGCATTATTGTAGAACGGGACTCACCCAACTACACGCGCTGTAAACATATCTGTGCCGTCATCTATGCCATTGGCAACAAGTATTGCGATCACATGAGCATACAATGAACCCCACACGCTCACAAATAGAAGTTCGCGCTGCCATCCTATCTAAGACGGGATGGAAGCTAGCCCTATGGGAAACACCTAACGGCTGGCGTTGGGACTGGCAGTTACAGGGCGTATACGTCACCTCTGGGCATACGGATGTTGCTGTTAAACCCGTGGCTTTAGTGTTTGCGCTAATGTCCTGTCCAATATGAAGCCGCCTAAAACCCATTGCAATGGCACTTGGACTACAGCGCGTTTCTTTGGGTTTATACGGAGTGCTTTGCGGCGTACATGGACGCGCTGGCCCGAACAATACAGGGCTAGGCACATGGCTCGCCGCCCCTACAAAGGGCGTAACAAGCTCCAGAAGTGGGAGTTCTTGTGCGCTGAGTGCAATGAGTGGTTCATGGCTAAAAACACCCAAGTGCATCACAAGATCGAGTGCGGCCAACTAAAGACCTTTAAGGACATAGCTGGCTTTACGGAACGCTTGTTATGCCCAGCCGAAGATTTACTGGTACTCTGCAAAAAGTGCCATCAACAGAAACATCACCCAAAAGTTAAATGACACATACACTCAAACGTCTCTACTGGGATATAGAAACATCCCCTAACGTAGTACTATCATGGCGCGTAGGCTACGATTTGAACATTGCACAGGACAACATTATCAAGGAACGAGCCATCATCTGCATTGGCTACAAGTGGGAAGGCGACAAGACCGCGCACGTTATCCATTGGGATAAGAACCAATGCGACAAGGCTATGCTAAAGAAGTTTTTAGAAATAGCCGCCGAAGCCGACGAAATGGTAGCACACAACGGAGATAAATTTGACATTAAATGGTTCAAGACCCGCTGCATATTCCATGGCTTGCCATTTGAACCTTATAAAACGGTGGACACGCTCAAATGGGCTAGGAGCCAGTTCTTGTTCAATAGCAACAAGATGGACTACTTGGCGCGTTATCTAGGCTTAGGGGCCAAGATCAAGACAGAGTTTGGGCTATGGAAGGACATTTGTCTACACAACAGTCCCAAGGCCATGAAGCTAATGACGGACTACTGTAAACATGACGTAGTGATACTAGAGAAGGTGTGGAAGCGTCTATCTGACCTTATGGCCGCCAAGACCCATGCTGGCGTGCTTCTAGGGCATGAGAAATGGACTTGCCCCCACGATGGAAGCCGCAACGTCATCACCTATGGAACATCCGTATCAGCCAAAGGAGTGCGAGCCTATAAGATGAAATGCAAAGATTGCGGCCACTACTACACCATCACGGAGAGCGTGCATAGCCTGTATGTAGCCGATAAAGCGGAGGCCAAGAAAAAATGAACGGCAAAGGAGATAGGCCAAGACCTGTAGACTTAGAGAGATATGCGGCGAATTATGATGCCATTTTTAGGAAACCAACACTTAAACCAGAAAAAGTAAATAGCTATTTCAGTCCCCGGAGACTCTATTCACTTTTTAAGAAAATCAAATGACAACTGAAACCGACAAACTAAAAGCTATTCTTGCGGCTGTTAAAGCCTACCCATTCTTGCCAATGGGCCTATTGCAACTGATTGAACAAATGGAGGGAACAACATGAGCGACTTAAACTTACACAATTTTTACGACACTAACAACAACACCATAGAACAGCTTAAGTCCATAGGCTTTCCTGTTGTGGCTCCTTGGTGGTCTGACACCCTAAAGATAACATCTGGATGCCGCGATTTCACTGCCTTAGTTCAAGAAATTTGGGGCGGCAAAGAGGACTGTGTAGACGTAAACAACAAGGTCAGTATCATCACGGTGCATTGTGATGCTTGGCGGCCTCAGGGGAAGTATCTAGCCACAATTAAAGGCGGCTCACGGTCTGTAGCCTTACACGGCAACGTAATGTCACACGGCACAGAGGTGGACGTAGACATTGGCAACTGGAGCGACCAGAGCGCATTGCCCACCACAGAAACCGTTTTGGGCCTCTACAGCAAGACAGGGAAGCCTATTTTGGTGCGCGTGCTAAACGGCACAGCCCCATACATGATTGATGGCACGGGGCCATACATCTATGCGTTCCCCAAGCCCGACACTTGGTATCACAAGTATTGCGTGTGGATATTCCTCACCAGCCTAGGGCTGTGGAAGAAGCTTGCCTTGCGATTCACTCGCCTCTAATTGACGTAACTGCCTTATGTCTTCTCCCGTTAATGCCCCAGTTTTAAGCAAGTGCTTCTCTAGTCCGTCTCCAACGCCCATCTTTCTATTAACGGCGTGTACCATTGCAGCCCTTTCCCCGCTCTTGGAGTCTAACCCCATAAATAGTTTTGTAACACCATTCACCCCACGGGCTTGACCAACTCTATAATCAGCATACGCAAGCATTAAATCCCTATACAATTGAGGATTATTGGCAGATCGAATTTTAATTAATTCTTTAACAGACTCCTTCTGTTCGCCCTCCATTGTTTTTTTAATAAAATCAGTATTGCTTTCTTGTAATCCCCTTTTCATTGGGATTTCAACCCCCCAAGCCGCGCCTATAATTAATTTAGTTGGAACACCAGCTAACGACAACGCTTCAATAATTTTATCGTCAGTTATAACTTTTGGCGCTCTTGCTTGGGCTGTCTTTAACGCCTGATAAATGTCGGAAATTTTCTTTTGACCAGCAATATAAGCGTTGTTTCTGGAATTATAGATTGCTGGCTCGTTCAAAGAGCTAACTTGACCATCTCCAGTGCGAGCTGCTGATTGTTTGAGGATTTGGGTATAATCTGTTTGATTACCAGTTACGGCATCAACCGCAGTTCTGGCGGCAGCAGAACCCATAGCTAAAACATCGTATGTATTGGCGCGAACTCCGCCGAGGCGCAATAAAACGTCAGTATAAGTTGGGGACGAACCCAACTGATTGGTTTCTTTTTTATAAGCCTTTAATGCTCGACTTAAAGTGCCAGTAATAACACCGGGGCCAAATGTTTGTTGAAGAAACCTCTCGGCCAATACTTTCTTGTTTCCAGTTGGAGAGATAGGTACTTTTGTGCCATAATAAGTATTGCTTGAAAATTCAGAAAACCCCGTAAGCAATGGCCCTAAATCACTTCCCAAGAGAGAGCTTTTAATAGACGGCAGCGGGTTTTCTCTTTTCATTACGGATTCTACGGCACCAGCCATATTTGCATGGGGGAATACATAATTTAATGGGGCCATCACCACCTTGCCATCGTCCGTAAATTTTATTGCCGTTGTTTTGCCCTCGTTGTAAGACGGCATTAAATGTTTAGCAGCGTTTTCTTCTTCTTGGGTTGTTCCCATTTGTCGGGAAAGAACGGTTGCAATACCGCCCGTTCCGCCAGCCACAGCAGACAAAGCAATCAATCTTTTTATGCCAGCTTTTTGCATTTCTATATTTCCATTTTTAGTTCCGTCTTGAATTAACTTGGTGGCATAGGTTAATTGATTTTTGGTATTTCTAATTACTTCGTACTCAAATGCGCCAAATACGTTAGCCAGACCAACCGCTGAAAGCTGACGGTATCTTCTAGCAATTTTATCGTATGTAGGGAATTGGTCGTTGGTTATTCTGGCCGCCTCAATCTTTAACTCCTTCATTCTTACCTCGGTAGCCATCCCTTTAATTGGCTCAAAGCTAAGGAGTTCTTTTAAGTTGGATTTATAAATTGAGTATCTGAATATTCCGTCTGGAAAACCGTAAGCTTTAGAGAATTTATCTATAACAGCCTTGGAGCTTTCACCCGTAAAAGCCATGCCAGCAAATTCTTTAAGCTGTTGAATATCTGTCCCGCCTTGAAGCACGCCTAGAGTTTGGGCTTCGTAAATTTCGTTAATAGCCCTTATTTTTGCATTTGCGCTTAATTTTTTTCCACCAACATTAAGGGATGCATAAGCAGTTGTTCTAAAATCCCGAACAATGTCTAATGGGTTAGCCTTAAAAGCAGATGCCGCCAACGCTACGTTTCCGTAGATTTGCGTAATAATTGACTCAAGCGGGTTTAACACCGTTTTAGCCGCTTTTGCCAGCGTGGAAACGGTCATGAATGTTCTGTTTATCACTCCATCCCCAAGGAGATGTGGGTCTACTAATTCTTTATACGCTTCGGCGGTTACTTTTGATGTGTATAAACCAGCTAAACTTTTATGGTAAATTGGCGCGTCAGCAGGGATCATTAGGTTAATCATGTCCCCTACTGGTGCTGTTGAGGCTAATTTAGCATCTATTAACGCTTTGGCAACCGCCGCGTCTCTTTGGCTTTCAGTAATTAATCTGGCTTGTGCGCTTAATGAGTTCTTCATCATTACTCCGGGATCTCTTACTTCGCCCAAAAACTTTTTACCAAGGGGGCTAATATCCGTGGTATTCATTAATGAAGACGCCTTTTCCCCTATCTTGATTGCCCCGCCAGCCTCTCCTGATGTTATATATGCTACATCCCCTGCCATTCTTGCCATAATCGCATCGGCTCGTTTTTCTGCCATTTCTGCTGGTAATTTTTCTGGCCCGTTCATAAACCCATCCATAATTTCTTTCTTAAATGCTTTTGCGTCATCTGGCCTTGCATAATCTAACCCCCGTTGCGCCCTTGGGTCGTGGGCGGCGTATGTGGTTCTAAGGTATGTCCCGCCCTTTGAGTTTGTCCTTATTTCTTTCTGCGTGCCTTCTGGCAAATGATCCATTAATTTTAGTAACAAATCTCCGCCTTCAGCGTTTAATCTCTGATATTTGTTAATCCACGGGTGAAATTCTTTTGGAAGACTATTTACAGAAATCTTCCCCTCTAACACACTAATAACGTCAGAGGTTAGACTAGATGGATTTTCAGATTTAGAAATTAATTCATTTACCGCATTGCCAATAGATGCCGCTCTATTTTGGGCTGCCTCTATTTGATTTCTAGATGTAATCAAGATAGACGGCAAGTCTTTGGAGACAACGCTTTCTGGCCCTATAACGGCTCCTTTAATCTGCGTGCTTGTCATCTTTGACAACATTGAAGGAATGTGTGTGCCTCCATAAGTTAATGCTCCATACATAAACGCCTTTGATAGCGGCGACGAATCTCCGTTTTCAACGGCATTGTTATAAGCAAGGGCGGCAACACCCAAGCCAGCAGAAACCTGTGTACCCTGCGCTAATATTTGATTTGTAATTAATGCCCCATCTTTGGCGTATTTAGCCGCAACACCACCAAAAGCCGCACCAAATGCCGTGGCTGGCAGAACCTCCTGCGTAAACTCCCTAAATGTTGGGAGTCGCCCATCGTCCATTTCGCTTCTAACAACCGAGGCTGTTGCAGCTAAACCCGTGGCTTCTCCAGCCCTAATCGCCATACTCTTTATAATATTTTTGCTAGCACTTGCCGCAACATTGGCTATTCCGGGAAGCGGCATTGAAAACAAAGCGTTCTGGGCAATCTCGCCAGCCTTTATTTCTTTCCTGTCTCCTCTATCCATTTGATTCTGTTGCTTAAACCAATTGCCAATTGCACCCCCCGCGCTTGAACCGATTGTTGCCCCGACCTTGCTTCTAGTAAGGGCGTATCCAGCAACGCCACCAATTAGGGCGGGGATGGTGTCAAAAGCAACATCTGTTGCTGTTGTTGCAAAATCAGGAGATTCGGCAGCAGAAAGCCCATTAGCCATTCTATCCGTTGTTGCCGCTAAGACGCTTTGCTGCTGGATAGCAGCTGTTGCTTCTTCAACAGTTGGCTGTCTATCTGCATCAATAATATACTCCCCGTCTTTTGTATTTACAATGTATTGTCCCATTGTATTTAATCGCCACCTAAACCGCCACTAGAATTAACTGGCCTGATGCTATTAATCTTGACTTCACCCGGTTTTTTGGGCAATGGATTTCCGGGCAATGTTACTGGTGGCTCTACATAATTTGGGTCTGCTTTTTTCAACAAGTCATCAATTAAATAAACCCCACCGCTCTGGGCCAAATAAGGATTTAACTTAAACAATGCCGCTGAAGCAACAAATTTAGCCGCAGGCGTTGCTCCTGCCTTGAAGTAATCATCCAATACTTTTTTAGTAGCCTTGGAATGTTCTGCAATCTTTTCTTCATCTGTGTCTGCGATTGGGGTGGATTGATACCCCCCGTTTTGTAGCGGCATACGCATATGTTTAACTCCGGCAATTACAGTAATTACTGGATTAATATTTGCCTCCAAAGATTTAATTGCAAAATCCTTTGCTCTTTCTGTTGAGTCTAATATTGAATTTAGTGATGCTTGATTAGTTGATGCCTCGGTAAATAATTTATTTGCAAGCACCACACCCTCTGGGCTTAAGTTGCCTAGGTCTTCTCTGGTTAATCCTCCAGTAAATACAATGTTGCCGTCTTTACCCCTTAATCTCTCAAGGGCTTTCCCGACAGCAACGGTGGCATTTCTTACCTCCTGCTCCTTACCCGTTGCACCCGCTCTGGCGGCAGCTTGGGCGTTATTCTCATTAATCTGAGACTGCATATAGTCCCTTTGCATCATTTGCTGTTGTCCCAAAGTTTGCGCTTCTGCGCTCATTGGAGAGTAGCCACCAGCAGCATCTTTAACGACTGGAGAAAACGCATTTCCTCCTGCTTGTGTGGCGGCTCTTACGTATTGTGCCGCTTGTTCTCCAAGCTGTCTTTGTCTAGCACCCGCCTCTATTTGTTGCCCTTGCAAAAATGAACCTACTGCGTTATCAGCCATTGCTGCCCGTGTATCAAGATTGGACTCTTGGATAAGATTATAGCCAGCTAATCTAAGTGCTGCTGCGTCTTCTTTCCTTCCGTATCTATCCATTATCTTAGCGTTAGCTTGAATAGCTCCTAACGCTGCATTAACGCGACCATCACGTTCAGCGTTCTTCTTTTTTTGTTCTGCGTATTTCTGGATGCCTTGCCCAACCTCTTGCCCAAGATTAGCAAGCCCCTGCCCAATCATGCTACCGCCTTGGGCGGCCATTTGCGCTCCAGCTACAGAACCCTGTAGGATGGGGCTATAATTGATTGCTCCAAGTTGTGGGTTAATGCCTTGTCCAAAAGTTGCCATGTTATGTTAGATTAAGTTGGGTTGTGTTTTGGATGCGCCAATTTATTTACCCGCTGCTTTAGCGGCTCCGCCAAACATACTGCTTAGACCACCAGTGGCAAATCCACCACCGAGCGCACCAAGGCCAGAGGCAAGTCCACCAATCATAGCACCACGGGCCTGTGCCTGCGCTCCCGCAAAGCCAGCCTGTGAGCCATAGATGTTGGCGTTGTAATTGCTCAAATTGGCGTTCTGGCCCAAAGCCAAGTTGATACCCGCATTAGGGTCAAATAGCTGCGGCCCTTGCTGACCAGCCATACCTTGAGCAAATTGTGTCTGTGCCATGCCTAATTGCGCCGCATTTGACGGCCTTCCAAGGATAGCTTGGAAAGGGTCAGCCGAGGTCATGCGATTGGCGTTAAAGGCCATTTGCGCGGCATTTACGGCCTCTTGACGACGTTGTCCCATAGCAGCCTCACGATTCATTATCTCAGCCGCTATTGTGGACGTATCGCCTACGCGCCCACGCGCCTGCCCGTACAGGCGAGCCTGCTGTTCAGCATTGCGTTGAGCTTCTGGGGATAGACGGCCAGCCGCCCCAGCACTCTGTAGGGCATATTGATTCATGCCTTGCAGCAGGGCTTTCTGATAGGGGTCAGCGTTACGCAGGGCTTCTGTGGCTCTGCCGCCGTATTGTTCTACGTCTGCAATGTCGCGCATCCTCTGCTGAGAGAGAGCGTCCATCTGCATCTGATTGGCTTGCTGGGTAGCTTGGGCGTTAAGGTCTAGCACACCCTTTTGGCCGCCGCCGCCCATTAAATATGTATTTAGGTCAGCTAGGTTAAGTGCCGCATACTGAGGACGATACATCTGCTCGCTCTGCAATATCTGATTCTGTAAGGCTGGGTCAGCCATGCTCCGCATATAATCAAGCGCAGACTTGCCGGGGTCGATAGGAGTGGGGGCTGCTGGAGCCTGTGGCATTGAAATCTTAGAACCCATGATAGATAGTATTAAATGTTAGTAGAGACGCTGTGGCCCTTGGCGGGAACTTACCTTGCCACCACCATACGGATTTTGCTGCATAGGCTGTTGTGCATAACCGCCATACCCAGCCATAGGTTGCTGTTGAATCTGTGGCACTTGATAATTGGGAACAGCTTGAGGAACTTCATAGCTTTGCGCGGGAGGCATTGATTGCTCGTATCCCTGCGCCACTTGGCCGCCGCCATACCCCTGCATATTTCCATTAGCTATAGCCATTCCGCCAGCCATAGGAGCAAAATATTGCGCCTGCTGTTCTGGCATAACACCATAAGACATAACTGGCTGCTGAGTCACATTAGATGCCGCTGGGGTAAAATACTGTGCTTGTTCCTGTGGCATCACACCATAACCAGCCGTAGGAGTATTATTTTGCACAGACTGACCACCGCCATATCCTTGCATATTAGCAAGATATGGAGCATTATATGATTGCATACCAAAACCAGAAGAACCATATTGCGGCGCATACATACCAGCAAAGCCAGACTGCTGGTCTTGCTGCTGCATAGGAGCCATCTGCGGCATCTGCATCTGCCCCATAGATTGTTGCTGTGGAAATGTATTAGAACCCATGATTTAACCTATGTTGGAGTTTGTAGAAATCGTAGAAACGAGGAGTAGGCTTGCCTTTGAAATCTCTGCGCCAACCAATTTTGGCAAAAGGGAAGGGTATCTTGCTGTACATAATGCTAAGGGCATTAGGGCCAACACATAGCTCAATCCACCAAGCATCCGCATCTTGCGGTTCCACCCATTCCTCGTATCTTTCAACCAAGCACGGCCTTGCAAGAGCAAGCATTGTAGGCTCAGAATAACAGAAGCCTCGCTCCAAA